GGGAGAGATATAAGGGAAGGTCTCTATTATTTATTTATTAAGAGTAAGAATAGTAATAATGTATTTCTTATCTCTTAATTGAGAAATAATTAAGAGAATAGAGAAAGTAATTAAGAGTAAAAGAGTAGTTAATACTATTAACTTTCTTTTCTTCTCTCTCTCTTATTCTTTATCTTTTATTCCTTAATAATAATATTAATATCTCTGTCGTATCGTTATCTCTCAGTATAACATAAAAAGATATTCTTGTCTATTCTCTGGTTACTTATTTATTCTCTGGTTCTAATCATCTCTTCTCTTATCTTCCTGTTACTGGTTTCTAACTTATTCCGTGCTTACGCACGGATATTTTGTACAAGGGAAAGTACTTCCCTAATTAACCGTTACTAATTATTTGCCATTAATAAGTAACATTTCACTTTCAACCCTTACATAAAGGATAAACTATCATGGCTACTAAATCTACTAAATCTCAAAAAGACTTGTTCTTCGCTAAACTAGCTCAACAACAAGAAGCTCAAGCAGCAGTACAATCTCATACTACTGGTTCAGCAATTCGTAATAACAACTCTGATGATAAGACTACTGGTGTCTTTGTGAACCAAGGTGTGTATCATCCTACATTGGGTGTTATTGCATTGAGCTATGGTGTTGATGCTGGTTATATTGCTCGTAAACCTATGAAATTTAGTAATACTTCAGGCGAATTGTCTGAGGGACAACAGGCATTAGCAGCTCGTCAAGCTATCAGTCAGGCTTATACTGGTCTGGTTCAGGACTTGGCTCAAGATATACTGGAAAACGGTACTCGTGATTTGGATATTACTCCAGAAAATATCCATGAACTTACCGATAATCCTGTGCTAATCAACCTGTTTACTAAATGTCAGTTGGGTGTAACTTTGGTCAATACCAATGTTGAACGTGCTGATAACGTAGAAATCAACCAAGCTAATCTGGCAAATCTGTTTGCTTGATATTAACTAATAACTGGAGGGGGAGAAATTCCCTTTCCAGCTATTTTTTACTAATTTAGAGATAGTCTCAGAATACTCAACCAATTCCCTAATAGGAGAACAATTCCATGTCCCAACTCATTAAATCAAACCAAACTCTTAACATCATTCTTCCCGCTAAAGAGATTTCCATTGAACCAGATAAAATCCTTTATCTTACTGGTTCAGTAATCAAACTATCCAAAGATGTCATTGGTATTCTAAAGATTACTTTGATTAACGGTTCAGTTTTGGTATTTCATGCTCTTTTGAACTATGAACTAAATCATGTTGAACCAAATCAAGAAATGGAAGCAATGTTTAAATCCATCCGAACCAGTAATCTATTCGTAGCGGATGGGTCAATTTAAGATACAAGACACAGGGGAATATCCTTGTGTCTTTATTTTTATTATATCAAAGACAGACCTGATAATTATTTCCCTTTCTCCGTCCTTACGGACGGATATTTTGTACAAGGTAATGTTTGTTTAATTAACATAGGAGACATCAAATGATTACTCAATTTAAGAACCAATATAATTGGTTATCCAATATGCATATGTGTCAAATAATAGACATTGATGGTATTGAATATCCAAGTGTTGAAAATGCTTTTCAAGCAAACAAGTGTCTATTTACTTTAGACAAAGAACAGTTTATTAACATTAATCCCTACGAAGCAAAAAGACTGGGACGTACAGTACCTATTATAGACAGTTGGGATAAAATGAAAATAGCTGTAATGTATAAATTAGTTTTAATTAAGTTTACAGAAAACTCAGACTTAATGAATAAACTAATTAGTACTGGTTCGGAAGAATTAATTGAAGGTAATACTTGGAACGATAAGTTTTGGGGCATAGATTTAAGAACCTTTACAGGGGATAATTGGTTAGGTAAAATCTTAATGAAAGTAAGACAATCTTTACTTACAAAAAGTTATCTACTACCACCATTAATTAATCCTTATTTAGAAAAAGACCAAGCTAAGTTGGATTTAGCTACTAAGTATGTAGGTTATGGTTATAATGGTACATCTACAGAAAATTATCGTATTAGCTTGAGCCCTTATGGAATAGTTAATGCAGATAAATATGTTAAAGATGATATAGTATTCTTTAGTGTAAATGGTGGAAATAAATCCTTTAATGAGTGGAGCTATATACAACACATTAAACACATTAAGAATGCAAATGCCAAGATTATCACTGATAATCTATACCATCGTAGTAGAAGATACAACACCGGAGAACAGTGGTTAGAAGAAAAACTAAAAGAATTGGGTTTTAAAGAGCATCCAGATATTAATTTCAGTATTTGGAGTTTAGATTAATCAAATTGAACCAGTATGAAATATTACTGGTTCATTCTTTTCACTTTCAAAGGACATATTATGGAAACTAAACAAATTGAATTAGAAAACAAATTCAATGAATATGCTGTAAGAAAACAGTATCAAGACCAATGGTACGATTTAATCATCCCAATAATGAATAAATTAAACCTAGACCCAGAAGAAGATGAAGAGATTTACTTTGATACAGTAAATACCTTTATCACTATTCTGTATATTCTAGCTGAAAGAAAACAGATAATGTACCATAACCTAATTGAAATGATTATGGACAAATCTGATATTGATAATTCTATTTCATATCTCAGTAATATTCTTGATTTAGGAAATCAATATGGATTATGGAAGTATGACCAATTACCAGTCAATGACCATGCACTTAAAGTAAAAGCTAATTATCTCATGTCTAAAGAATGTGAATTAGCTTTGAACCAGTGTATGTATAAACTTCCTATGATTGTTGAACCAAGGAAAGTAAAACATCATGAGAATAACAGAGGTTCAGGTTATTTAACTCAATCTCATGACAGTCTTATTCTTAACAACAAACATCATAATTCAGAAATCTGTAAAGAATTTCTTGATATAGTCAATCAAGTACCATTGAAATTAAATCATTCTGTGTTACAGAATTATAAACATAAGATTGATTTAGACAGTATCAAAGAAAAACAATCTCAAGGTTATACTCTTTCAGCATGGGAAGCTATTATTTTAGCTGAACAGAATATTAATCAATTCAATCAACAAACTGAAGTAGCTGGTTCAATCTTAGAAGACAATCCTTTCTACTTGACACATAAATATGATGCTAGAGGTAGATGTTATGCTCAAGGTTATCATATTAACTACCAAGGAGACAGTTATTGTAAGGCTATGATTGAACTTGCAGAACCAGAACTAATTAAGGACTAATCTTATGTATGCAGACCAAATTATTGCATTAATTTATCTTGGTTTAATCATCATGTTTTGTATTTATCACATGATTAAAACCAAACTTAATCCAATTAAATGGATTAAAGAATATCTGTAGTACCGACTGAACCAGTAGAGTAATAATCTTTACTGGTTCAAATCCTATTCCACTTTCAACTTAAGGATAAACTATCATGGATAAATTCTCAGGCTTAGAAGCCCTTAAAATTGACATTGCTAATAACTTTGGCAAAGATAAACTAAACTACTTTGATAGATTAGAGTGGTTCAATTCTGAACTAGCTCCTAAAATCAAAGCTAATTCAAGTATTCAAGATTTAATGCTAGAAGCTGAATATGCTGAAGAACCAGAATTAGCATTTGCAGGATTACAAGCTTATATTAAATACTTGAACCAAGAACCATCAGGTTACATGGTATCTTTTGACAGTACCAGTTCTGGTATTCAAATCATGTCAGCTCTTATGGGAGATAATTCAGGAATGATTTTGACTAATCTTACTTACCCTGAACAAAGATTTGATGCTTATACAGAGATTTACAATATTTTCTTGGATAAATGGAATAAACAATATCCGAACCAAGAGATTAATATCTCCCGTAAGAACATCAAATCAGCAATCATGGTAATGATGTATGGTGGTTCAAAATCTATTATGGGTAAACTTAATAATAACAAGAGAGTATTTGATGTTTTAATGGAAGTATGTTCCACAACTATTTCAGGAGCATATAACCTAAGAAAAGCATTATTAAACTGTATTTCAGATACAGCAACAGAATACTCTTGGTTCACCCCTGATGGATTTAATGTAATAACACCAATTACTGCTCTTTATGAAGAACAAAGAGAGACTTCTATTGGTACTGTTTATGTCAAATACAAAGACAAAGGTACTGATAAATTCTATAAAGGTAATGTAGCTAATCTTATTCACAGTTTAGATGCTACCTTAATGAGAGAAGTAATTGGAAGATGTAATTACAATGAAGATAAAGTAAGAAAAGTACTTAATATGATTGGAAGAGTTAATTCTCCTGAATTTGCAATCAATAAGATACTTGCTCAATATTCAGAGATAGAGAATAACCATCTTGAATTACTGGTTCAAATCTATAAACAAACAGGATTTATGTCAGTAAGATTTATTGAGTATTCTCAATCAGAATTGGACATTGCATATCTTCTACAAGAATTAGGATTTGATTTCTTAATTAATTTATCCAGTATGTGTTTAAGTATCTTACAAAACAAATCATTTCATGTTTTGTGTGTACATGATTGTTTTAAATGTCTTCCTAATCATGTAAACACAGTAAGATACTGGTATAACAATGTATTAGCAGATATTGTAAGTTCTAATTCACTACAATTCATGATGAGTTTCTTACCTAATGGACTTAAAGAGTTTAACAAACTCCCTAAACCTAATCAGGACTTAGTAAACAAAATCAGAGAAGCTAATTATGCTATCTGCTAAATAAAACAGGACTACCAATTGAATGGTAGTCCTTATTTTTTTTTGTCCAATCCCTTATATCCTGATTTAAGAAAATAAGAAAGAAATCAGTAAAGAAAGAAAAAAGAAGCCCTTAAGGTAATTTTCAGACAGACCCTTGTCAAATGAAAAATTTTCATGATGATACTGGTTCAACATGAATAAAATTAATACTCCTTGATTTTAAAAACAATTTTGAGAGATAAATCTTATCTTACAAATATTCTCCCCTTTCAAACTTTGGGAGGGTAGTATCCCTTCTGCTTTCTTTTTTCTTTTTATCCTCAGTAAGGGGTCAAATTTGCTCTCAAATTGAGTTTCTAGGCTTGGGTGGTACTAGGGTAGCTTGAACCAGTCTAATCAAATCTGAGAGCATTCTGGAAGGATTTTTCATGAGTAATTTTTCAAGAATAGACAGATACGGTTTAATTTGTATTCTGGGTAAGAATATTGATGATATGTGTGTTTATTTTTATGATGGTTCTGTTTACAAAGCTAAAAGAACCCACATTGGTATTGAGTGGAGATATTCTCATCAAATGGAAATAGATAAATTAAGAGAAGTTGTTAATTCTTTTAATAAAGCATGGGAGTTAGCAAATGAGTGATGTAATGAGTTTCAATAATGAAGAAGTAATTAAAAACAATTTTGCTAAGACTAAACGTAAACCTATTAATATTACTTCAATTGATTATAATTTAGTAGCTTTATGTGATGATGGGACAATATGGAAATATGACCATTGTTCTAAAATTTGGTTTCAATTTCCTAAAATACCACAGGATTGACTATGACAGATTATCCAAAAATTATTTTGTACTTGGAAAATTTTGAGGGAGATACCAAAGAATATCCCCTTGAAATTATTCCCCAAGAATGGGCTGTTTATAGCCCCCAAATGCAAGGAGAAATCCTTGATGGTATGATTGCTCAGGCAGAGCAAGAAATGCCCTCAGAGACGTTTATAGACTGGTTCTGGAGAGTTCAAGTCCCTGAAGACTTTGAACCAGTAGAAACAGACAAAGAATTTGATAAACGTCTAAATCTAATCTTTAAACATGGAGATGATTAATGTATTACATTATGTTCAGAGTGAATACAGATAAATGGAATCAATTTATGCCTATTCCTGATGTAATCACTAAACAACAAGCTATAGATAAAGCAAGAGAGTTTTATGATAAAGCTGTATTGAATGTCTATGGTATGAATGAATTGAACCAAGATATTAAGACTATTCCTTTTGGTTCAAAAGTTCAATTTAGTGAGTATGACCGTAAGACTGGTAAAGTAACTCGTATTATTGATTATCCTATTAATTGGAGTAAATGAAATGAAATATTGGTTAATTGAATTTATACATAATGTAGATATGTTATGTAATATAGCATTTGCTACAATTAATCTTTTTATTTTCGTTACATATTTAAAATCTGAAAATAATACTTTAACTATTGGTAAGAATATTCGCCGTTTATGGTTTATCTGTTTAATTGGAATAATATTAATACCATCTAAAGAAGTATTATACAAATTACTTTAAATAAGAAAGGTAAATAAATGAAAGATGTAACTCAATCTATTCTTGACTGGTTCAAAGAAGCTAAACCTAACCCTACTATACGAGATATTGCAACTCAAGTAGGTTGTCATTTTGAAGAAGTTGCTGAAATGTTAGAAGCAACAAATAACGTAAATGATGAAACTAAAAACTTTGCTGATTTCTATAAACAAGGCTATGGTACAGATAATGTAGGTTATTTTAATAAACAAGAATTATTAGACAGTCTTTGCGACCAAGTTGTAACTGCTATTGGTGTTGGTTACATGATGGGATTTGATATTATTGGTGCTTTAAATGAAGTAAATAACTCAAATTGGTCTAAGTTTGAGAATGGTAAAGCTATTTTTGATGAGAATGGTAAAATCAAAAAAGGTGTAAACTATTTCAAACCTAATTTACTTAAATTCATTAAGGAATAATCTAATGGATTATCGTAGAAGACAAGGTAGATATGTTCTTGAAGATATTGTTGATAGCAGATACAAAGATATTTCAATTTCAGCAAGAAAGAAACAAAAGAAATCTACCAAACCTAAAAGAGACTATCAATTAGAGAGATACTTTAAAACAGACCCTATTGATAAAGAGATGGGATGGTAATGAGTACGAAATCAAAGAAACGTAAACAGACTACTAATGGTTATACTGGATACGTTTCTTTTCCTTTATTAGGAACAGAAACATATTCAGAGTTTATTAAACTGGTTCGGTATTACGGAGACTTTGTTTCTGAACCAGTAAGAAAACAGATATTCAGTAAACCTAGATGGTTCAAAATGGAATTATGGATTGCTGTTGATGGAGGAGAATTTGATATTACAGATATTTCCCCTACTAAAAAGATTGATTACAGAAAGATTAGTCCAATACTTCATGAAATTGCTACTGAGACTATTAAATCTATTGCAGAGAATGAAGCTGTATTATTGGATAAGTCTTTCTTTAAAATATCCATAAGGAAAAACGCATGATATTATTCTTTTGGATTGTTTATTGGATAAATATTATTGGACTAGGATTGTTTTTAGTCCTATTTTTATGGGATTTATTATGGAATTAGTTAGAGAATACCACACTAAACAAGTTGATTTAAGTGGAGAAATTATTACAGTACCTAAGTGGGCTAATTATCTTGCAATAGACCAGAATGGATTGTTTACTGTATTTTCTCATAAACCTAAATTTCATCGTAGAGATGATGGAGATGATTATTGGCTTAATAATCATGAAGAATTTTATGATGTCAATGTTCAATTCATGTTATTAGATGAAATTAGAGCACGTATTTCTAAAGAAGAAGATGTGAAAGATTGTTGTTTTTATATTGGAGAAGGTAATGAGTAATTATCCTATTGTTCTTGGTTCAAGAGCTTTGTTGTATCACAACATAGAACCAGATGAAAAATATCAAATGGATTTAGATATAGTTTGTTTTGATAAGCCTGATGTCTTAATCAACAATGGTGTGATTGTGAATAAAGAATTTTATAATGCTTTAAAACCACATTGTATTAAAGCAGCAGGCACTAAGTTTCTTGTTCCTAATCTTATAGCTATTAAGATGTTTAAATTAGCTCACATGAACCGACCTAATAAATGGTCTAAACATTGGAATGATTTAGTTAAACTGACCAATAATGGTATTGGTTCAGATATTAGATTACTAAAACAATTTTACTGGTTCTTAAAAGAGAATTATCCACTTAAGAAACTTGAACCAACAGAACAAATTATTGTAGAACATAAACAGTATGACAAAGATGCTTGGGAAAAGAATATTTCTTGGTATAAGACTAAGTTCACAGAATTAGGATTAGACAATAAAACAATTTGGTTCTTAATTCAAGTATTTGAATTAGGTTTGAGTACTAATGCAACTCTTACACAATGTATTGAAGTAAAGACTTGTATTAATGAACCAAAAGAAATAGATTTATTTAAAGATATTTTGATACTCAATGATTTGCTCCCTGTGTGGTCTAAGCTGGTTGAATTGTATCAATCAGTAATTTCAACATATCAATATAAAGGATAGCTTATGATTAAATGGATTATTAAATGGCTTAAAGGCAAATATTTTGGAGGATGGGATAAACGTCTTGAATTAGAAATCCATGTTCTTCAAGCTAAATTAAAGGAAGAACAACAAGAACATGAGAAAACAAAATCTCAATTAAAAGTTTACAAATACATTGTAACTACAATGCCTGAAACTTTAGATGAGATAAAGATTTCTCGTGGATTAAAGAAACGAATTTTAAATAAATTACAATCAATGATTGTTATTAAATAGGAGTTATTATGACTTTCGTGGTATCACATAAACAAGCTAAACAGGCTTTACAGATTGGTATGCAAGCTAATACTGTTTCATTCTTAATGGGCAGTCCTGCAATTGGTAAATCTGCTATTATTAAACAATTAGCTGGAGAGAATAATCTTGAGTTAATTGATTTACGTCTTACTCAATTACAGCCCTATGATTTGGCAGGTCTAGTTAATCCTAATAAAGATAAACATAGCTTTAGTTATCTTCCTTTGGATGAATTTCCATTAGAAGATTGGAATTTACCTGAAAATAAACAAGGCTGGCTGCTTTTTCTTGATGAGTTTAATTCAGCAGATAAATACACAGCAGCAGCAGCATATAAATTATTACTTGACCGTGCTGTTGGTAAGTATAACTTACACCCAAATGTACGAATTATCTGTGCTGGGAATAAACTCACTGATGGTGCTATTACTCATAAACTGGGTACAGCAATTCAATCTCGTGTAACTCATTTAGAGTTAGAGATTAACATTAAAGAATGGTTAGAATGGTTAGACCAACAAACAGATTGGCATAATCTAATCCATCCATTCTTGAGTTTCAGACCAGAATTGGTTTATAACTTTGACCCAGCTAATGAAGTAATAACATATTCCAGTCCTCGTACGTGGGAAATGTTATCTAAACAACTTCCTTACCTACTTCAATTATCCAAAGAGGATTATGTTCCAATTATTATGGGTATTGTAGGAGAAAGTGCTGGTTCAGAATTTTGTGCATTCTTGGATGTGTTCTCTGAATTGCCTACTGTACAAGAGATTTCTCAAGACCCCCTTAATACGCCTATTCCAAGCTCTATAGGAGCGAAATGGGCATTGGGAGTACATCTGGCAGGACAAGTGAACCAATCAAATTCTGGAGCGATTGTGGACTATCTGGAGCGCATTCCTGAAGTAGACATTCGTGTAGTAGCTTACCGAACTTTGAGTAAAACCTACCCACAAATTAAAACAAACCAGAAGCTGATTAATTCACTCCGTTCAATCCGACAACAAGTAGCTCAACCTTAAAGAAAGGAATAATTATGGAAATAGCTATTGGAAGGTGGTATAAACATTATAAAGGCGAAGAGTATTACATAAGAGATATTGTTCTTCGTGAAAATGACTTAGAACAAATGGTTGTGTATTCTAATTTTGATAATACTTATGTACGTCCTTTATCTGAGTTTAAAGAGAAGTTTAAACCTGTAAATTATATGTCCATTAAAGAACAAGATTTGATTAGCCTAAAGGTATTTCTTAAAGAATATGACTTAATGTCAGCTTTTAGAGACTGGTTCAATTGTAATGCAGAAGAAAATGAAGTAACTTTTGCTGATATTGTGGAGAAATTAAATGAAAAAATTAATTCTTCTATTATTGATGCTAATTAGCACTCATTCTTTTGCTGGTTCAGATAATTTTATCAAGAACCAGCATCAGTACAATTCAGATTTCATTTATAAAGTCTGGATTGATAATAAAGTGAACCAGTGTGTTAATGAGGGTTATTACAAATTCAGTAATAAACAATCTAAACACTCTTGGTTCTTATTTTGTCGTAATGTTATTTTACATTCTATTTAAGGAAATAAAATGAATAAAACTACTCTTGTAGATGTTATCTACAACAATGCCAATGTTACTCGTGATAAAGCTGAGTATATTGCAGATGCTATTCTTGCAAATATAAAACACACTCTTATTGCACAAGAAGATATTTCTTTTAAAGGAGTACTTTCTATTACTGCTAAAACAACTCCTAAGCGTATGGGACGAAATGTTCGTACCGGAGAAGAGGTACTTATTCCAGAACAAATAAAATATCGTCTTCGTGTATCTAAAAACATTAAGGATACAATAAATGGAAAAGCCTAATAAAAAACTGATTGCTCTTAAATCTATTATTTATATGTCTTTAATTTATGGAGTTATTCCATTTATTTTTGCTTATGGATTTGTAGAGATTACTGGTTCATCAAATAAGCCATTAGAGATTGCTTATTTGATTGTATTTTGGTTGATTATTGGTGGAGTAATTGAAAGGATTTCACATAATGATTAGTGTAAAAGTTATTGCTGATACTATCTGGAATGGTAAACGTATTACTACGCTTCAATGCCATTTTCCACGATTTATTTTAGCTCAAGTAAATACCCATCGGATGTTTAGCCGTAATACAGCTTCATCTCGTGCAGTACCTGTACAAAAGATGATTGACCGTATTAAAGCTGAACCAGTACTTCCAGTACATTGGGGCTTAAACCAAGCAGGTATGGTAGCTCAAGAAGAGATTGCTCAAAAAGAAAAACCTCTTGCCCAATTCATTTGGGAAAATGCTATGAACCATGCTCTATTTGCTTCTAAACAGCTTCAAGAAATTGGTTTGCATAAACAGATTGCTAATCGTCTACTTGAACCGTTCATGTATGTTGATAGCGTTATTACAGCTACTGAATGGGATAACTTCTTTAAATTAAGACTTCATGAAGATAGCCAACCAGAAATTCAACTACTGGCTCAGAAAATGAAAGAAGCAATGGACAAATCTATTCCTGCTAAATCTCAGGTTCATTTACCGTATATTACTTATGATGAATTGAACCAAGCCTCAAAAGCAACTACAGATATGTTCTTGGAACTTGCTCCTCTTTCAGCAGCTCGGTGTGCAAGAGTAAGTTATTTGAATCATGAGGGTAAAACACCTAATCCTGATAAAGACATGGAAACATTCCAAAAACTGAAATCAGGAGGTCATTGGTCTCCTATGGAACATCAAGCCCTTGCAATTACTGAACCAGATTTCTTTGTATCAGATTGTGATTACAATCCTATTACTGATGAATTTTCTGAAGTATTTGCTGGAATGACTGAACCAAATGAAGTTCGTTGTCGTAATTTTATTGGTTGGCAACAATTCCGAGATTTTCATGATTGATTGAATAGGGGAGAATTATCTCCCCTTTATTTTGAAAGGTATTTATGCAAATTAATAGTCCTACACGATATATCCGAAAACAAGATAACTCGGATTTATGGGAATGTGGTCTGATGATTGAGGGTAAAAAGAAATTCACAGACACAAAGAAAAATATTGAACGTCAAGTTATCCGAGTAATAAGTTCTTATGAAGAAGCGGAAGAATGGTTAAACAACTATGATAACGGAGTTTAATAATGCTATTTCATATTATTGATGACAGTTTTGTTATCTATCGTAAAAATGGTATTTATAAACAAGAACAAGTTTATGAACGTAATGGTTATCTTTATACTAAACAAAGTAATGGATTTAGTCGTTTATGTGAAACTTGGGAAGGTAAATTAGGAACAACCTGCCCTAATACTATTATTGAGGAAATTCAAGGCGTAGATTATGAAATTGAGCCTTATACTAAATGGATTAAACTAAAATGAAACCAGAAACCAGTCAAAATATTCAGAAAGTAAAACTTCATATCTTAAACAAAAAACAATCTGCTTTTGTTTCATCTATGTTGTATAACTTAAAGATTGAAGCAGCTAACGTAGATAAAATTCAATTACATACTTCAGAAGAAAAGAATGCTATTCTGATTAATGAAGACTGGTTTAACCAACATCAATTAGCAGAACAAGCAAGTATTTTGGTACATGAAGTTTTGCATTATTCTTTACAACACGATTTACGATTAGGACAACGAGACCCTGAAATTTACCAGAAAGCCTGCGACCAAGTAGTAAATAATCTTCTCATGGATATGGAATACGAATTACCAAATTATGAGAAAAACTTTACCAAACCAAAATATCATAATATGGCTGTAGAGGCTGTTTATAAAGATATTGAACAGGAACAACAAGATAATAAAAATCAGAACCAGAATAATAATTCTGGTTCAGGATTTGGTTCAGATTTAGTTTTTCAATCTGGTTCAACTGCTCAACAAAACCGACGTACTCAACAAGTATTGTCTGCGGATATGAGCCAACAAGCTCAAAGCAATAAATCTATTGGTTCAGATGGTTCAGTATTTGAACAATTCTTTAAAGATATTAAAGAGGGTAAATTAGATTGGAGAACTATTTTAGCTCAGTATGTGGATGAGATTTCTCAAAATGAAATGTCTTACATAAACTTCAATAGACGCTATCTTCCATTGGATTTGTATCTACCAGATACTAAAGGGGAGAACTCTATTGAACGTATTGCACTTGCATTTGATGTTTCAGGTTCTGTAACTGAACCAGAAACAAAAGCATTCTTAGCTGAAATGCGAAAGATTAAAAACCAAATCAATCCTGAAGTAATGTCAGTAACTACTTTTAATCATCAAATTGTAGAACAGTTTGATATTACTCAAGATAAAGATTTAGCACAAGTTACAATGAAAATTTCTGGAGGTACTAATCTTGAACCAGTATTCAAATATTACAATGAAACAAAAAACAATCCATTATTCCTAATTGTATTTAGTGATATGGAATTGTATTTACCCAAGAAACCTAAATATCCTGTAATTTGGATTTGCATTAACAATCCTGATTGGACAGCTCCTTATGGAAAGATTATCCATATTACATCGGAAGATTTAACAAAAGGAATTAAATAATGGCTCGTGATTTCATTCAAATCAGTTTAAACATTCTTCAGAATTTATATCAAAACTCTGAAGAGAAAATGATTGCTTCCATTGATAAACAAGTGGAAGAAGTAAATATTAATGGAGAATTTAAACCTATTCTATTTCAAGATACTCAAACAGTACTGGTTCATAGTAATTCTCCCAGATATGGTAATGGAAGCCTTATCCGAGACTTTATTAATGACCAGAACCTTGAACCAGAACTAAAAAATAAGTTATTTGAATTATGGCAATACAAGCAGAACCAGCAACAAACATATCAATCAGCAGTAAGAGCTGCTATGCAGTATTGTACTCAAATAGCTTTAAAGAATTTGGATACTGATTATCAGCTTCAATTATTCCTTAAACTCTTTCCTGATTACATTTGGCAAGATGAGGAATTATTGAAAAAATTGCCAACAGAAGAGCAGGAAAATTGGTTAGAATTAAAAAAACCAAATAACCAGTCCCCTAATATTATTGACCATGACCATAATTATCGTAATTCAGTAATGAACTTTACCGATATTTATTATGGTCTTGATTTCTTAGATAACTTTTAAAGGAATTTTATTATGAAAAAGACCCTTTTACTTCATAAAGGATATTTACCGATTGGAGATGCAGCTAGACTTTATGGTTCTGTTGCTAAAGAATTAAACTTCAAACAATACTCTAATTTTGAAGTAAAAGGGCTTTATTATAATAAATCTGGTTCAACACCAGCAGCAATGAAACGTGAATGGATTTCAGTGGAACAATCTATTCTGAACCAGTATGATTATTTAATCATTACTGATGCTGATTACTTTAAATTAATCACAAAACAATCTAAAGCTGATAGTTGTTTAGGAAATATTTATTCTTCTGAATTACTATCAGCAAAAATTCTTTATGCTCCTACACACTATCAAGCTAAATATGATGAACCAGCTTATTTAAATAAAATTAAAATAGTTTTTAATACCATTATTTCTGATTGTACTGGTTCATATCAAGAAATAGGAAGCAACATTATTCATTCTGCCCAATATCCTATTGACTTGGTTCAAATTAAACAAGCTCTTTGGAATTTACATCAATATCCTGCTTTAACTATGGATATTGAAGCTAAATCCCTTAAAGTAACAGAAGCTGGTATTTATACTATTGCTTTTGCTTGGGATAAAAATAATGGATTAGCTTTTCCAGTAGATGCTCATCCAGACAGTTTTGAAATTCGTAAATTACTTAAAGAATTTCTTACTAATTACAGAGGCAAATTAATAGTACATAAAGCAAACTACGATATTATGGTATTGGTTTATGAGTTATTTATGGAGAAGAATTTTACTAATCTGAACCAGCAAGTATTAGGTATCAAAACTCTTTGTCGTAATCTTGAAGATACTTTGTTAATTACTTACTTGGCTACCAATACCTGTGCAGGGAATGTCTTAGGCTTAAAACAATTAGCCCAACCATTTGCAGGAGATTGGGCTGTAGATGTTTCAGACGTAACCAAAGTACCTTTACAAGACTTGCTTCAATACAATCTTGTAGATTGCCTTTCAACTTGGTTCTTGTATGAAACTTACTACCCTAAAATGCTCTCAGATGAGCAAGAAAGCGTGTACAGAGACCATTTCCTGCCCTACCTACAGGACTGCATCAGAATGCAGCTTAATGGGCTTCCTGTAAGCCTAGAAAAGGTATTGGAATTGGAAACCCAACTGAACCAAGAAAAAGAGCAAATCTTACAGACCATTCATTCCAGTCCTTATGTCAAAAATACTGAAATGATAATTGCAGGAAGATTAGCGGCTAAAAAGAACTCAGAATACAAGAAAAAACGAGTTACTGCTCTGGAAGTACTAGAACCATTTAACCCAAGCTCAAACCAAGCTATTGAATGTTTGGTTTATGAAGTAATGAGTTTACCAGTTATTGAGACAACAAATACTGGTAGAGTAGCAGTAGGTAAAGATATTCTTGCAACTCTTGTTAATCATACAGAAGACCAAGAAAAAAAGGATATTCTTATTGCACTGGTTCAATATTCTGAAGTTAATAAAATCCTTTCTGCTTTTATTCCAGCGTTTAAAAATGCCAGTGTTGATGATTTTGGTAATGTAAGGCTTACAGGTTATTTTAATCTTGGTGGTACTGTATCTGGAAGAATGAGTAGCTCTAACATCAATCTTCAACAATTACCTGCCACAGGAAGTAGATTTGCTAAACCAGTTAAAAAGTGTTTTGTTAGTAATACTAATTTTATTATGTGTGGTATAGACTTTGCAAGTCTTGAAGATAGGATTGATGCTCTTAAAACAAAAGATACTAACAAACTTAAAGTTTATATTGATGGTTATGATGGTCATAGTTTAAGAGCTTATGCTTATTTTAAAGACCATATGCCAGATATTATTGATACTGTAGAAAGTATTAATAGTATTGCTAAAAAATATAAAGATTGGAGACAAAAAAGTAAAGCACCAAGTTTTGCCCTTACTTATGGTGGTACTTACTTAACCTTAATGAAAAATTGTGGTTTTGATGAAGTTACTGCTAAACAAATTGAAGAACGTTACCATGAACTTTACAAGGAAAGTGATATATGGATTAAAGAACGAATTAAAGAAGCAACAATTAATGGTTATGTAACTGGAGCTTTTGGATTACGAGTAAGAACTCCTATGTTACTTGGAGCTGATATTAATAAATTAACTAATCAGCAAGCTGCTGAAAGTAGAACTGCTGGTAATGCTCTAGGTCAAGGTTGGGGATTATTAAATAACCGAGCTATGAATGCTGTTCTTAAACGAATAGATAAAGCAGGTCTTACTGAAGATATTTATCCAATAGCTGCCATTCATGATGCTTGTTATTACATGGTTCGGAATGATATTCAAACTATCCTTTGGTTAAACCAAGCAGTAACAGAAGAAGCTAAATGGCAAGACCATCCTGTAATTCAACATGACCAAGTTGGATTAGAAGGGCAATTGGATTTATTTTTCCCTGATTGGAGTAATCCTATTACTCTTCCTGAAAAACTTACTGAACCAGAATTGATTAGCTTGGTTCAAAAATCAATGGAGATTTAATCATGTCTGATAAAACATTTAATCCTGTTATGGCAAATCTTATTTGTCCTGTATGTGCAAAACAAATGCCTGTAATTTTGATTAATCAGAAACTAACCAAGAAAGCTGCTGCTGAAATGGATAAAGTTTCTGGTCAAAATATTGGTTTTGCTGAAGAACCTTGTGATGAATGTAAAGAACTCATGAACCAAGGAGATATTGTTATTGGAGTGGATATGGAAAAGACTACAGATACACGCAATCCTTATCGTTCTGGACATTTTGTTGTAATTAAAAAAGGCATCTTGCCTAATTCAGTACAGTATGTGGATTATCGTGAGATGATTAAAATGGGACTAATTGATGAGTGATAGAGAAATAGCTTGTATAGGCATATCTTTTTATGCCTCTATAGCTCAAAAACAAAATAGTGTTAATTTTGGAGATAATTCTTCTCTTAAATATTATTGGATAGTTAGTAAACATCTATTAGATGATAAAGAACGAATTAAGTATGTAGATTATACAGATGAAGAAATTTTTAATGTAATTTGGAAAAAACTTACACCAACAGAACGTACTAAAATTCAAATTGCTTTAAAGTATCACTGTGTATCTAAAGAAATAACAATCCATAAAGACATTAAATATACATCCTATGGATTGTTAAATCGTTTTCGTAATCTTACTATTATGGGAAATGGTTATGAGGTAGATTTTAACACAAATCCTTTTGAAAACTCTTTTAAAAATTCGGAGTAATATTAATGAAATTCACAAATAATCATAATATTCCTTTACCCTTAGCTATTTGGTTAGCATCTGATGAATATCAGTATGCTAAGACTGCTAATGAAATTTCAACAACAACTCTTATGAGAAGTCCTAGATATATTATTGCTACTAGACGAGCAATGTATCCTGAACAATTTGAACCAGAACTGAGATTACTTCCTGTTGAACAAGATTTGTTCTTGCAAGACCTCACAGACCGAGTTCCTAGTCGTATGGGAGTAGCAATTCACAGCTCAGTAGATTGGACAATTAACAATCGTTGTAAACAGGCTCTGGAAGCTCTAGGATACCCCCCTGAAGTCGTGGATAGGGTAAAGGTCAATCCTGACCGAGAAACGCTCTCTGAGCGCGATATAGCCATATTCACAGAACAACGAGCTTACAAACCAATCGGAGATTTTGTCATCTCAGGACAATTTGATGCTGTTGTAAATGGAGAAGTGCAGGATATTAAAAGTACCAGTACTTTCTCATGGACTTCTGGGGCAATGGATAAGAAATACGTCTTACAAATGAGTATTTACCGATGGCTTAATCCTGAAATCATTACTAAAGATACTTGTACCATTAATTTTATTTTTACTGATTGGAATAGAAATTATGCTTTTAGTCGGGATGATTATCCTAAATCAAGAGCAGCAGGAAAAACGTTTCAATTACTATCTTTAGCTGATACTGAGGCTTATGTAAAAGATAAGCTGAACCAATTAAAAAAATATTGGAATGAGCCATTAGCAAGTATCCCATGCTGTACTGATGAAGACTTGTATTCAGCTCCACCTACTTACAAATATTACAAGAATGGGTATGAAGAGGGTAAACGTAGTACTAAGAACTTTGATAACTACAATGAAGCTAGTTTGTACCGAGCTAAGAATAACGGTGCAGGGGAGATTATTGTAGATAAGGGTAAACCTTTTAAATGCCCATGCTGTGATATTGGTATTCTTGGTTCACTTGGTTCAGATAATATTGAACCAGATAAATTAGATTTAGAGATTGGTTAATTTATGGATACATCACAATTACAATACAACCCTACCGTAGAAAAGATTGTAGATATTTTAGTAAATAAAACCCAAAACTACAATCGTGATTTTTTTAGATTACAGGCTAATTTTTATGTAGCTCTTGTAGCTTCTACAATGGGTATTCGTGTTAATACTCCCTTTACTGGTACTATTCCAGTTAATTTCTATGGTGTAAATCTTGCATCATCTGGGAGTGGTAAAGGTTTTTCAACCAATATGTTGGAAAACCAAATTCTTGAACCATTCCGAGTTAAATTCATCCATGATATTTTTCCTAACAAAGTAAAATTGTCATTGGATAGTGAAGCAATGAACCGAGCAGCTAGTTTAGGAATATCCCATCAGGAGGCTTATGAGAAGTTGGAAAAAGAATTTAAATCTTATGGTGCTTTTAAATTTACCTTTGATAGTGCCACAAGTCCAGCTATTAAACAATTCCGTCATAAGTTATTGCTTGCGAAACTTGGTTCAATCAATTTTATTATTGATGAAATTGGTTCAAATTTAAAATCCAATATTGAACCATTAACAACATTCTTGGAATTATATGATAAAGGTTTGGTTAAAGATAAATTAACTAAATCCACTCAAGACAATGTACGTCATATTGAATTGATTGGTTCAACACCTAGTAATCTTCTTATGTTTGGTACTCCAAGTAAGTTATTGGACGGTTCTAGTGTTGAAGATGATTTCTTTAGTTTATTGGAAACAGGTTATGCTAGACGTTGTTTCTTTGCCTTCAGTAAAAAAGACATAAGAATGTCAGATTTAAGTCCTGAGGATTTATATGACATGATGGCAAATAAAACTCAAGACCAAGATTTGTTTAATATATCATCTCAAATTGAAGCATTAGCTAATTTGAATTTGTGTAATATGACAGTTAATGTACCAAAAGATGTAGGTGTTAAACTTGTAGCGTATCGTATTGAATGTGAGAAAGCAGCAGAAGAATTACCTGAACATCAGGAGATACTAAAATCTGAAATCTCCCACAGATATTTTAAAGTGCTTAAATTAGCTGCTGCATACGCATTCTTAGAGGGTAAACTGGAACTTGAAGAAACACACCTGAACCAAGCAATTAAGTTTGCAGAGCATTCAGGAACAGCATTAACAGCAATGTTGGAACGTGAGAAACCTTACGAACGACTTGCTAAATTTATTGCTGATGGTAGAGGTAAACAATTCACTCAAGTAGATTTAGTTGAAGAGTTACCTTATTATAAAGGTACAATTTCTCAAAAGAATGAATTACTCTCTATGGCTATTGCTTGGGGATATAGTAATCATATCCTCATTAAAAAGTCATTAGGAGATAATGGTATTGAATTTATTTCAGGAGAGGGATTACATGAAACAGATTTAAGTAAAATCAAAATTGCTTATTCACAGGATTTTGCTGATGGATATATCAATGCTGAAATTGATTGGAATACAGCTTTTGATAAGCTATTACCGATGGCTGATTATCATTGGACTAACCACCATTCTGTAAATGGTAAACGGTCTAATGAGACTATGGTTCAAGGTTGTAATGTTGTAGTACTTGATGTTGATGGTGGAATTACTTTGAACCAAGCTCAAAAACTGTTACAGGATTATGAGTATATCATTCATACAACTAAACGTCATCAAGTTCCTGATGAGACTGGTTCAGTAAAAGATAGATTTAGGGTCATATTACCTATGAATTATGAAGTAAATCTTTCTGAACCAGAATACAAACAATTTATGCAGAATGTTGCCAAATGGTGTCCATTTGAATTGGATACTCAAACATTCCAACGTAGTAGAAAGTGGGCTTGTACTGAAAACACTACTATCTACAAGAATAGTGGTAAATTACTTGATATTTTACCATTTATTCCCCGAACCAGTAGAGAAAATGAATTTAGTAAACAACATGAGGCTCTTGGTTCAATGGATAATATTGAACGTTGGTTTGCTCAACAAATGCAAATGGGTAATCGTAATAACCAAATGATTAAGTTTGCTCTAATGTTATTAGATGGCGGAATGCACGTTAATGATGTTATTCAGGCTGTTTATAACTTTAACAGTAAATTGACTAATCCTTTGAGTGAAGATGAATTACAATCTACAATTTTTAAAACAGTTCTAAAGAAAGGAACTAATAATGAGTAACTCTTTACTTGTAATGATTGCTGGAGAAAGTACAGGAGGTAAATCAGCTAGTCTAATGAACCTCCGTAACCCTGAAGGTGTATTTTACCTCAATACGGAAGCAATGAAACCACTTCCATTCCCAGATAAGTTTAAAAAACTATTATCAGGACTTAATAATCCAAATGATATTTTTGCTTTATTCAATAAAGTAGAACAAATGGATGATATTCATACTATCGTTATTGATAGTCTTACTTTCTTAATGGAAATGTTTGAAAGTATGAATGTCTTGACTGCATCTAATACCATGCGAGCATGGAGTGATTATGGTCAATTCTTTAAACGATTAATGCAAGAAGTAATTGCTAAGTCTAATAAGAATTGGATTATTCTCGCCCACAATACTGCTGAATTAAAAGAAGATGGTACATATCGTTATTTCATTCCAGTTAAAGGTGCTTTAGCTAAAACAGGTATTGAAGCATATTTCAGTATCGTAGTTTATGCTCGTAAAGCTCCAATCAAAGAATTAGAAGAATTAGAATATGACCCAGAACTCTTGCGTATTACAGACCGAGACCGTGCTGTAGGCTACAAACACGTCTTTCAGGTAGATATTACTCGGAAGTATGCTGATAGTCGTATTCGCGCTCCTATGGGCTGTTGGCAACCGAACCAGCTTTATATGGACAATGATGCTCAAATGCTCATAGACCACTTAACTCAATTCTACGGGTATGAACCAAAGAATTAAGTTACAATTCTTCTTCCCCTGTCGGGTTGGTAGAAATATCAACCCATTTTTTCAATTTCAACAAAGGAATTATTAATGTTTAATAATCTTAAAATCCCTCAAGAGGGTGTAGTAAAAGAAACTGATTATCTTGGTTCAAAACCATTGGAAAGTGGTTTGTATCGTGCAGTAATCAAACAAGCCTATGGTACTCAATCACAAGGTGGTGCTAAAGGTTTGGTAGTTAAATTTGAGATTGCCAAATCTGATGGTTCAAAACACAACCATACAGAGACTTTCTGGGTAACAAACAAACAAGGTTCTGTTACTTACAAAGATAAAGAAGGCAAAGACCATTACTTGATGGGCTTTAACCAAGCTAATGCTATCTGTATGGCTGCCGCTAGTAAACAAATCTCTCAATGCCAAACTGAAACTCGTATTCTTCCTGTATGGTCATTCCAAGACCGTGCTGATGTACCTACTGAAGTACAGGCACTACCTGAATTGTTTGAACAAGAACTTGCTTTAGGTATTCTCAAAGTAAAACAAAACAAACAAGCTAAAGACCAATCAGGTAATTACGTTGATACCAATGAAAGCATTACTCTGAACCAGATTGATAAGATTTTCATTCTAAAAGATGGACAACCTCTTACTATGAATGAATATGAAGCTGGTTTGAACCAAGGTAAATTTGCTGCTGAATGGGTTGAAAAGAACAAAAACCAAACTCGTGATAAGTACAAACCTGTATCTGGTGCTTCTGGTTCATCGGGTTCAACAACTCCATTGGATATTGGTTAATCATGGATAAGACCTTTCAAGTCATTTCTCCACTAACTATTCAATACGGTTGGGATAAAGGGGGAAGACCAAAGGTCTTTTCTCTTAATCTTAACATCTACCGAAATTTTAATAAATTTAGTTTAGGCACTGCAAAGAAAGCCTATGCTGAATTAATGTCTGAACCAGTATCAAAATTACCTCAATTTAACAAAATACATATTGAGTATGTTTTGTTTACTGGTTCAAAAAGAAAAGTAGATTTGATGAATATCGGCTGTATTGTAGATAAATTTTTTTGTGATGTATTAACAGAACAAGGAAAACTACCAGATGATAATTCTGATTATTTACCTAGTATTTCATTTAAATTCGGTGGAATTGATAAATCATTTCCTAGAATGGAAATAAACATAAAAGAACTTACAAATGAGTAAGAAATTTGATGACATTGATAATTCAGATTTACCTGAAGAATTAAAAGCCATTATTAAAGCAGCAGCTAAACGGGGTGCTAAAGTAACTCTCGTGGAAGCTAATCTTGATGATAATCCTGATAATATTGATGAAGATGAATGTGATTGTCTTGCTTGTCGCGCTCGTAAAGAACACGGTATGCCTTTTGCTGTTGCTTTATTGAGTTTACAAGCTGGTAAAGAACTCACTCGTATGTCTTGGGACAATAATCAATATGCTTTCTGTAAAGGACAAGAGTTCTTTAAATATGATGGTGTAACTGTTACTAAACTAACATTTACTCAAGATGATTTCTGGACAACAGATTGGAAACCTTATGAATCAACAAGCACAACAACCAGATGAAAACCAAGAAACCCAAACTTTGGGAGAGTATCTTACTCAGTCTCTTGGTTCAGATGAACGACAAGATATTGCTCAAGTAAACTATCTTTTCGGAGCTATCATTAATCGCCTCCATTTGACCCTAGGACGCAATCAAGACGGTGTGCAAGGGGTACTACTCCAGAACGCCATGAATGCCGTTGTAACAGCTCAGGCGGTCTCAGAACGGGCATTAATGTACTCGGATGAAGTAGGTATTGAGAACCCCGAAGAACCCAAAGAATAATTTACAAAAATTAACTTTACTTTTGTAAAAAATTCTGGTAAGCTACGCTGCGCTTGCAAAGCCATAGGCAATGGCAAAGCAAACGAAGCGTAGCTTACATTTCTTTACACAACTTACCTGTAAGGAGATGTCTTCAATAATTCTTAATAATTTACGTTAGGAACTTCTCTATGTTAGCAATCCCACAGGCATCTATTATGAAAATTCTCAATTACACTCGTATTGGGAATATCATTCCCAAACATTCTCTTACTTTAGTTACAGGATTACCTGCTACAGGTAAGAGTTTTAGTATTTTAAAGTTTCTGAACCAAGAACAAGTAAAACCTTTTGTGTTTAATCTTGATGAAGACCCCGCATTACTTCAATTTCCTTATTTAGGAATGACTTCAGATAGAAATTTACTTAAAGGGTTTTTAAATGGAGAAGTTGAAGATTTAGATAATGAAGTAATTGTTATTGATACATACTCAAGAATGATTGCTGAATTAGGTTTAGAAAATACAAAAGAAGAGCAAAGACAAATTACAGATACTTTGCTTAATTTATGTCGTAATAAAGGATATACTATCCTTATTATTGGACATCCTGAAGATTATATTGGTAGAAGTTCTGTATTTAAAGACAATCAATCTTTAGTGCGTGATTGTCATGAACATCTACATTTTGACAAAATCCTATCCACAGGTCGTACATTGGATAAACCACTATATCGTTTTAGTATCAATAAAGGACGTGGAATAGGTGGTACTCAGATAATTGATAATTGGATGAGACCTTAAAATTATTTCCCCCGTTGAACCAGTAGCAATACTGGTTCTTTTATTTTATCCACTTTCAGGAGTTAATATGACTGCACTTAATAAACAAGTTGATGGTTCACATTATCAGAAATACAAATACCAACCTGTTCAGTATATTATGGACTTAGGTATGGATTTTGCATTAGGTAATGCTGTTAAGTATCTCACACGAATTGGTGTAGATAAAGATAAAGGTAATATCGGTATTGATAAAGCAATCCATTATGTTGAAATCTTCTATGATTATTGGATTGACCAAGATGTCTATGCTACCCGATGTCTTGCACCAGATGAATTACAAACCAAAATTAAAGAGTTCACAGCACAATTCTCTGAACCAGTAGCAAAAGCTATTAAACTAATCTCTCTTTTAGATGATGGTTCAGAATTTCTAGGTATGTGGGAAACTATTAGTCCCCAAGAACTAGAACGTGCTTGTGATAGTGTTATTTCTCATCTACAAACATTGAAGGATTAATTATGCAAATCAAATTAAACCAAAACGAAATTCAACAAGCTCTTGCTGAATTTATACAAAAACGAAGCTCAAGCAAAATAACTCTTACTGCATTTGACCTTAAAGGCATGCGTAGTGAAGAGGGTTATCATGCTAACATTGAAATTGAGTATGAAGACGTGTCTTACGAGGAATTTGTACCTAAATTGGTTTCTTTTGCTAAAACACAAACTTCCCCTGAACCAGTAAACAAAGAACCTAAACAATCTGAACCAGAATATTCACAAGAAGAGATGCTTCAAATGCGTGATATTCTGGAATTGATGCGTGTTAATGTGAACCACAGTAATACAGAACAAATCAGTTCCTTGGTTCAAACTGGTTCAGATAAAGTAAAACAGTTCTTTGAAACTCGTCCTGATTATCAAGCTATGCTTGATGATTTTACTACTCGTCAAGAATTAGCTATCCAAACAGAAGCTGCTCGTAAAGAACCTGTAGATATTGAAGTTAGTAAACCAGAAACAGAAGAGCCTTTAGTTTTAGATGATGTTAATAAAACAAAAGATGAAGCTGCTTATGAACAAGAACAAAAACAAGACCAAGAACCTGATTTAAATGAAAATGATGAAGCTCCTTTTGATACTGGTTCAGAAGAACCAGAAGAGAAGCCTAAATCTGATTTGAAAAATCTATTTGCCCAACCTGTATCTCATAACTCTAAAACAACAGCAGTACAAGTTAAGCCTACAAATCCTTTATTTGGATAAGGAGGCTTAGATGAGATTTCTCATCGTTGTTGCTTTGTTAGCCATATTCATTGTCTATACCTATAAATTTGTATTCTTTATAGGTATAGCTTTGTATGTGGCTTTAGTACTTTGGATTGGTTGCATTCTTGGTACATTAGATGAACCAGAAGAGAATGACCATGAGGGCTGATTTAATTTATAATAAGAATGGAAAAAATACTGTATTAGCATCTTGGGAATTTGGAAACCAAGTAATTTGTTCCAGACCTGAAATGTCGGGGTTCTTCCATCTTAGTATGATTGGATATTTAGAGGGATGGTTCAAACTTTCAAAAGTATCTGAAACAATGCTCAATAAAAATGCATTCTTATGCCCTACACAAGAATTTGATAGCTATTCTGTGTTTACTTTACAACAAAAATACAAAAAACAAGGACTTTTTAAATCAGTAGGCATAGAGGATGCAGAACTTATAGTTTATAGCATTTATAAACTGCATTCTAGAACCTATCAATGGATACAAAAACAACTCAAACTCTTTAATTCACTGGCTCAACATGAACCAAAAAACTCAAGCGATATAGGTAAATATCACTTATTAATTGATGGAGGTTTAGATGATTTAAAAAAATATTTCTTTAATAAACAAAGTACTTCTATTTTTGTTCAACCAAAACCTTTGACAAAAGAATTACGTCAAAGTATTATTCAACCCGCATCAATTGATGTGAACCAACTTTTTTCAAACTGACAAGGAAACTTATTATGACTACTCTTAATCCTTCTAGCGTTGCTGCTACTGAAACTAAAAAAGCTGCTGAACCTAAAGCTAAAAAAGCTAAACCTGCTACACCTCGTGTACTGTCTGCACCTAATGCTTTTGGTAAATTCTGTAAAATTGTTCGTGTAAAAGCTGAATTGACTGCTCCTGAATGGGCTAAACGTCTGGAAACTTCTACCCAAACAGTAAACCAATATGAATTGGGCGATAAACGTGCATTGGATGTTGTATTCCTGCAAAAAGTAGCTAATTTGGTTGCTGAAGTTTCTCCTGAAGATTTGGCTCAATTCAATAAAGAATTTGTACTGGGTCAAGGTATTGTATTCATTCACAATCTGACTGAAGAACAAAAAGCTCTGATTGCTGGCGTGATTGACGGTACTGTTCAAGTAGCTAAACCTGCTGAAGTTGCTGTTAGCACTGCTGAATAATCAGTTTTATCTTTGAAATAGCTCCCCTTGTGGGAGTTATTTCTTTTGGAGAAAACATGAAATACCAAATATTCTCAGATGGCGGATGTCGTGGAAATAAACGTGGAACAGAAAATATCGGAGCTTGGGCTTATGCTGTATTTGATAATTCTGGTTCACAGCTTTCACACCAAACTGGTGTAACTTACAACACCACAAACAACCAGATGGAATTAATGGCTGCTATTCGCGCTCTGGAGAGCCTAGAAGCCCCTTCCAAGGTTCAGATGAACGTAGATAGCCAGTACGTCTTAAAAGGCATTACAGCGTGGCTACGGGGCTGGAAACGCAATGGTTGGAAAACAGCAAACAAAAAACCAGTAGCAAACCAAGATTTGTGGCAAAAATTAGATGACTTGAACCAGAAACATGAAGTACAATGGGTCTGGGTTAAAGGGCATAGCAATTCAGATGGAAATAACTTAGTTGATAGATTACTGAATGAAGCTATGGACGCGGTATCCTGATTTATCAGGGTTGAGCTAGTAAAGGTTCTTGCCATTACTTTGCTGGTTCAGCCAAGATAAATTAAATAAGACAGCAGGAGCAATTCCTCAACATTACCTCAATGCTCCTGTACTGAGCTGGACATCTCATAGTGTAAGAACGGCACTTGGTAAAACTGTCCGATTATTCCGTTGAAAGTGGAACTGTTAAATGGTTCAGTAAAAACCTTAGAGAATGGTGTTGCTACCAACCCAATCAGGTTTTCCTATCCTTTCCTGATTAAAGTTCTCTACCTGTGGCTACCGAACCAGTAAAATTACTGAGAAAGACAGGTATGTCGTTGGGCTGGGCATCCCAACGTTTCCTATTACTGAGAAACAAGCAACTGCCTACTTAATACAAAACCCTACTGGATTTCTCCAGTAGGGTCTTTCTTTTATTACTATCAGAACATCATGTGGAATAATTTATCCAAATAATGACTATCTAAAGCATTGAACATATTTGTTGGACTGGTAGTGTAATCCCAAGACCTTTCAAACATATTTTGTTGCGGTACTGTACTTAGTAATCCTGTTGGTTCAATATGTTTTAATGCTGAACCAGCAGAATAAGTAGCCAAAGTACTTAACAGATTTCTTCTCAACATCTTGTAAATTACTTTCTGAATACCTAAAGCATAACTTGCGAACCAAGTAGCTCCAATAGAATTGAGATAATCAAATCCTGCACCTCTATTCATTGAGTAATTCACAAATTCTTCACGAACAACATTCATTGCACGTTCAGATTTAAATGCTCTATTCTCTGTTAAGTGTTTGTACAAAACATATTTAGCAACCAAATCACCATAATCAAGAGCTTTAGTCATAATTTCATGAGTTCTACTTTCTTTGGAAATAAGAATGTTATTAACAACATTACCTGCTTTAGTTTTATCAAACTTATTACGGTATTTGTTAATTCCTAATTTATTTCCTGCTTTATGAGCCAAACTGAAATCAGCTATTGCTTCTAATGACCGTTCATAACCAGCAGCACCAGCAATACTTGTCATTAATCCAGCTTCTGATAATGGAGCAATAGGATTATTAGCTAAGCTATCTTCTAAGAAAGCATACTCTTGTTCCATTAACATCTTTTGTTCTTGGTTCAAAGTAGAGTTTCTCAATTTATAGTCTAATTCCAATGCTCTTGTGAAATTTCTTTCATAGTTCTGAGCATTAACCAAACCCTCTTTAGCATATCTTACTACATCTTTAGGTTTAACTCCTACTGACACTAAATGAATTGCATTTGAGATTAAGTTCTGAGCGGCTACAACTAAACTTCTGTTCAGAATAATATCTTTACCCCAAGAAACAAATTCTTTAGTACCCTGTTCAATAGTAGAAACAGCTTTAATAGGTTTAATTCCAACTAAACCGAATACACCAAACAAACCTTTAGCAGCTTGTTGTACTGGTTCAGGAAGAGTAGATTTACCTGTATAAATATCAGTAATTGAATGTTGATGATATCCAATCACATTGTCTAATTCATTTCGGTAAACATATAAGCTATGCTGTTCAATATAATCACGAGTACTTTCAGGTAAGCTCCAGTAAAACTCATTTACTGATTTAGCAAATGCTTTATCAGCTTTACTATCAGATTTAGGTTTCAATTTACCATCAATCTTAATATAACTCATCTTATCAATAGAGTTTTTATAGGCTTGGTTCAATGCCTTAATATTTTCAATATTGATGTTTTGAGTTACTACTTCTTCAGAAATACGTCCATGTAAGTTACCAATACTTTGAATACCAGCTTCATGTGTTGCAATCAAATCATTTCTCATTTTAGTAGGTAAATCCACAGAGAAATGTTTAACATTTCCTGAACCATCAATTACAGGCTGGATACTTACTTCTGAACCAAGGTTCTCATAATAATTAGGGTCTGACATTGCTTTCTTACCCGCAGATAACAAAGCATTAATATGTTGTTTAGTATCTTCTGAACCAGACCATTGACCAGCAAATGAACCAAGAGCTTCATTGGTTCGGAGAGAAGTCCCAAACACAGTACTTTCGGTTTTACCCAAAATGCCTGTCTGGAAGCGTTTTATGGGGCTTACATCAGTCCGAAGTACTACCATACCAGTCCCCTTGAGATTTGCAATCTGAGCGTATCCCAGAGCCAGCAATCGGGTATGTTCTTTAGTCTGTGGGTACACAATCTGAATATCAACATTTGGGTCGCTTTCAGAGTGAACATATCCCTGAGTTCCCAAA